TCTGGTGTCGTGTATCTCAAGATGGAGATTATCAAAGCATACATGATCATCAAGGAATTTTCACCTTTGTAGTATGGCTCAAGATTCCATTTGAAGGTGAGGACGAAAGACAGGTTCAAGCTGGGTTCAGACCAGAGGCAAGTGACTTCGTACTTTGTTATCCCGATACATGTGGACAATATCAAAAGAGAAACTGGGTTTTGGGAAAAGGTGCTGAAGGTAAGATGTTGTTCTTTCCAAGTGACATAAATCATATTGTATACCCACACTACACAACTACTGAATATCGTGTTGCACTAGCTGGAGATATTGTTTTTGATAGTCTAGCTCCTACGGAACCAATTAATCCAGATAGGTCAGGTGGTATGCAACAATCTACTGGCTAAAAACTTAAATGTATAGATAATGACATAATGGAATTACAAGAAACAATGAATATTGACCTTGATGTCAAGGAACTAGAGTATATCTACGAATCAATCTCTTTCAGATTGGAGAATGATAATCATCTCATGTATCATCCTGATATCCGTAAGGACTTAGAGGATATGATGGCCGTTTGGGAAGATGAATACCTATAACGTCTATATTGGCGATAACCTTATTATGGAAGACATTCCAGTGGCAGATATAAAACATAAACTGGAATATCTAAAAGAGTATTTTAAAAACTATCCAAATGATGAACTTCGTAAAGAAGAAATAAAGGTGATTAAAAATGAGAACCAAGAAAATAAATCTGCCTAATTATGGAGTTCTAGATGTAACCTTAGATAAAGATCATTTAGACCATCTTCATCATCTGGTAGAGAAGTATGAACCAGACAATGCAAAACAGCAATGGATGTTAATAGATGATGATAATAGATTTCAAAAAGATGTCATAAGCAAAGTTGTACAGGAATACATTGAAGATTATGGAGTTCCTGAGAAACTCAAATCAACTCATATACATGATTTAACTTTCCAGAAGTTCTGGGCAAATTATACTGGTATAGGAGAATATCAAGCACTACACAATCATGATGCTGTGTTTTCTTTTGTAGTATGGTTAAAAGTTCCATCCAATGCAAAAGAAGAACAAGACGTTATGGATACAATGCATCCAGAAGCAGGAGATTTTATTCTAACCTATACTGATATCTTGGGTAGAATGAGAAAAGTAAACTGGAAATTAGAACAAGAATATAATGAAGGACATATGTTACTCTTTCCAAGTGACCTGTATCATGCGGTTTACCCCCATTTCTTAACCGAAGAAAAAAGGTTATCGGTATCTGGTGACATTGCAATAAACAGCATGCTTCTGAAAGGAATTTATGAACAGGGAATGCCGCTAGGCCCCTGTAACAGTCAGGAGTTTCTCAAAAAGAGCTCATAAAAAAGTACTATATAATATAACACTATGGACAAATGTGATTTGTCGTGGTATACTAATTATGTAATTACAACATGTTATGGCTAAAGGATTTACAGTAAAAGCAAATGCTCCCAAAACTAAGAAAGTCGAAGATGACTTTAATTTAGAAGAGGCAAAGGCATTAGCAAAAGGTAAAGCAATAGTATTCTGTCTGCCAGGAAGAGGAGTCTCTTATATCTTTTTAAAGAACTTCGTTCAACTATGCTTCGACCTTGTTCAGAATGGATCTAGTATTCAGATCTCACAGGACTACTCATCAATGGTTAACTTTGCAAGATGCAAATGCCTTGGTGCAAACGTATTAAGAGGCCCAGACCAGATACCTTGGGATGGAAAACTAAAGTACGACTATCAGTTATGGATTGACTCCGATATTGTATTCAATACAGAGCAGTTCTACCGATTAGTATGGATGCAGAAAGATATTGCTGGTGGTTGGTATTGTACAGAAGATGGTAAAACAACATCTGTTGCACATTGGTTAGAAGAGGATGACTTTGCGAAGAATGGTGGAGTGATGAATCACGAAACTATCGAGTCTATCTCTCGTAGACGCAAGGCATTCACTGTTGACTACACTGGATTCGGTTGGTTACTCATTAAGAACGGTGTATTTGAACATGCAGAGATGAAGTATCCTTGGTTTGCTCCTAAAATGCAAGTCTTTGAATCAGGTGATGTACAAGATATGTGTGGAGAGGACGTTTCATTCTGTTTAGATGCAAAAGAAGCGGGTATGGAGATCTGGATTGATCCTAAGATTCGTGTTGGTCACGAAAAAACGAGGATTATATAATGGCAGATGGTGAAGTAAGATACAAAGTCGTTGAATTAGGCACATCGGGGTGGTGTGTCAACGACCCTCATCAAGATGTAGGTCTAGATAAGGAACAGGCAAGAGAAAGATTGAACTTTTATATGTCCGAAGGTATTTCTCCTGATAGATTAAGAGCTCAAATAGATAAATAAAAAGAAAAAGGTTAAAGATGGCAGACTCAGATCCAAAAATGGCACCCCATAATGTAGAAAGCCAAGGATTCGCTAGTGGAAGTGTAGTAGGACAGTATGATGTAAGCGGTCAAGCAAGAAAAAAAGCTGCTGCGAACACAAATGATTCACAATCTCCACTTGCCGCTGGTTAAAAAGAATCCAAAAAACTATCAAGGCCCTCAAAAGGGTCTTTTTTTGTGTCTAAATAGATTTGAATAATAGTAAATCATGACTAGAATGGAAGATTGGGACAAATCTTACGACGATTTTTATATAAAATCCGAAAAAGATAAGAAAAAAGATGATTTGTTGCGTGAAGTCGTAGGTGATTATCTAAATGATACGGAAAAAAAGCAACTTCTTGACGAATAATGGCGAAAGTAGACAGAACACTCGTTAATAGAACTCCATTTAGAGATATTAGTCTATCATTTGGTCGCCATCCTGTGACTAATGATATTGGTGTCTTCATAAATGAAGATGCAATTAAGAGATCTGTCCAAAATTTAGTAAGAACAAGGATCGGTGAGAGATTTTATCAGAAATCATTAGGTAGTCCTCTTGAAGATAGTCTCTTTGAGCAACAAGATCCCGATACTGCCCAAGTTTTAGAGGATGATATAAAACTTTTACTAGACAATTACGAACCTAGAGTAAAGAATTGCCAAGTAGTAGTGAGTTATCCCTTAGATACTAATGAATTAAACGTATCTATCCAGTACGATGTTACTGGGATGCAGTTTCCACAGCAAAATATAGAATTTATTCTTCAATCAACTAGAGTATAATGTCATTTAATCAGTTTACAAACCTAGATTTTGCTGAGCTTAGAGCTCAGATTAAAGATTACCTTCGATTGAACAGTGATTTTGCTGATTTTGACTTTGAAGGGTCTAACTTTTCTACATTAATTGACCTTTTAGCGTATAACTCTTACATTACTGCTTACAATACTAACATGGCAGTCAATGAATGTTTCCTTGACAGTGCTACATTGCGTGAAAACGTCGTTTCTCTCGCTAGAAATATCGGTTATGTACCAAGATCCACTAGAGCTGCACAAGCTGTAGTCAATTTTAGTGTAGATTTAGGTACAAATGATACGAAAGTCTTAACTTTGAAAGCTGGGCAAGTTGCTTTAGGTAGTCAGTCAGGAGGTAATTACATTTTTTCTCTTCCAGACGACTTTGTAGCTACAACAAGTGATAATAATACCGCTACTTTTAATAATTTAACAATTTACGAAGGAATTTATCTTCAAAAAACATTTTCAATTGATTATTCTCAACCAAATCAGAGATATATTCTTCCAAATGGAAATATTGACACGACTTCCATCCGTGTAACTGTATCTTCGACCACAGATGAGATTTATACGCTCTATGATAACATTTTAAGAGTGGATGCTACCTCTAAATTGTTCCTAATTCAAGAAATTGAAGATGAACAGTATGAAATCTTGTTTGGTGATGGAATTATTGGTAAAAAACCGCCAGCTGGAGCATTAGTAACTGTAACTTATATCGTCACTAACGGAAAAAGTGGAAATGGAGCTAGAAATTTCTCATTTGTCGGTATTTTAAAAGATGATACCGATACAACAGTCACATCTGGTATATCGGCTCTAACAACATCTCAAAAATCCGATATGGGAGACAATATTGAAGATGTTAGTTCAATTAAATATCTGGCACCTCGTATATACTCCTCACAATACCGTGCCGTAACCGCAAATGACTACACAGGTATAATTCCATTCGTTTATCCTAACGTTGAATCAGTGACTGCCTACGGTGGAGAGGAGTTAGATCCACCTGAGTATGGAAAAGTGTTTATTTCTATCAAACCCAAGAATGGTTCTTTCCTTTCACAGATTACAAAAGATGATATCTCTAGACAACTTAAACAATATTCCATTGCTGGTATCAAACCCGAAATTATTGATCTTAAATATCTTTATGTTGAAGTCGATACTTCTGTCTACTATAATACTAATGCAACGAGCGATGCAACAGAATTAATTAGTAGTGTTACTCAAGCTTTAACAACATACTCCAACTCATCTGATATTAATGCTTTTGGTGGTAGATTTAAGTATAGTAAAATTGTAGGACTGATAGATGACTCTGCTAGAGGAGTTACATCTAACATTACTAAAGTTAAGATGAGACGTAATATAACTCCTGAGTTAAACACTTTTGCAACATATGAACTTTGCTACGGAAATGCCTTTTATGAACAACCAAATGGATATGGCGTACGTTCTAGTGGATTTACTGTTAATGGCATAGACGGAATTCTATACATGGGTGATGTTCCTATCGCTGGAACAACTGTTGGAAAGATAGTTTTCTTTAAACTTGTAAATAACCTCCCATTGATCGTAAAGAATGATGCTGGTACTGTGGATTACATCCACGGAGAGATTAATTTGGATGTGGTAAATATAACAGGTGCATCATTAACAAGTGGAGTTATTGAAGTTGAAGCAATACCAGATTCTAACGATGTTATTGCTTTAAAAGATTTGTATTTACAATTAGATGTCTCAAACAGCACAGTTAAAGCTTTACCAGACGTTGTTTCCTCTGGAGAGAACACTTCTGCAACCGCATACGTTACAACATCAAGTTACGCTAGCGAATCAATCTATACACGATAAATGACAGATATAAAAAGGGTAAAAGTCTCTCATGTGATTGAATCACAGGTTCCTGAGTTTTTAAGTCAGGAGTCACCTCTTTTTGTCAGTTTTTTAAAAGCTTATTATAAATCACAAGAACATCAATCTGGTGTAGACGACTTAGCAAATAACTTATCTAAGTATAGACAGATTGAGGCATTCAATGCCGAGACCTTAGTTGTTAGTACTACACTAACAGATAACGTTTATGCTGGTGATTCCACTTTAACGGTAACTTCTACCACTGGATGGCCTGATAGTTACGGTTTATTGAAGATAGACAATGAGATTATTACATACACTAGCAAAACCGATACAACATTTGTTGGGTGTGCAAGAGGATTCAGTGGAATAGATCAAATATCAAAAACGGACGCAGCTGAGTTTCTTAATTTTGCAGAAACTAATGCTGAAGTGCATTTAATAGGTGCAACAGTTCAGAATTTAAGTAATTTATTTCTACAAACATTTTTTACTAAATTTAAGACAGAATTTTTACCTGGCTTTGAAAACAGATCATTTATATCGGGAACATCCGTTACTAATGTCCTAACAAGGGCAAAAGACTTCTATATGTCGAAGGGAACTGATTCTTCATATCAGATTCTATTCAAACTTCTCTATGGTGAGGATATTGAACTTATCAAACCAATAGAAAACACGATTGTTCCTTCAGATAACGTATATTTTAAAACTAAACACGTTCTTGTTGAAAATTTGTTTGGTGGACAACCATTAGAGACTATTGGTAACTTCTTATATCAAGATATTGCTGGAATTGGAACTGCGAGTGCTTCAATTTACAATGTAGAGTATAGACCAATCAATCAAACCGATTTTTATGAGATATCACTTGACTCAACATCATTTGACGGATCTTTTCAAGTGCCTGGTAAAACTAAATCATTAGAATTGACCGCAGCGGAAGCTCCAACACTAGTTGTTGACTCTACAGTAGGATTTGGACAAAGTGGCACTCTATTAGTCAAACCAAGAGACGGTGCAAACTTTTTAACTCTAAATTATACCGATAAAACTATAAATCAGTTTTTAGGCGTTACTGGTATCACAACTTCTTTGGTTTTTGGTGCTGACATACTTGAAAACAAATTGGCATACGCATATGCTGGTTTTGGTCAAACATCATTACTAGAATTCAGACTTGTTAACGTAATTGATGAAGTAGACACTTCTGACTCCACAAATATGCAAGTTGGAGACAGTCTTAAACTTCTTTCATTCGGTAAAGACTATGGAGATGATGCAAAATTCAATAATTGGATATACAACATTCCATCTAGTCATAATGTATCTAATATTAGTCAGGTAAACGTCAATACCTACAGAATTGTTATATTTGACTCATGTGTCTTTTACATTGATGAGGTTTTAATATTAAAGAACGATAGAGACGAGCAAACACAAATAACTGTCAAACAAATCGAATATGATTCAACAAATGTAGAACAGATCTATTCTAATACTATTGTTGTTCAAGCTTCAGGTAATATTCCTTTAAATGCTAATGTTATAACAAAAACTGTTACAAAGGCATCTCATAATTCTAACTACTTTACTGAAGTATCTAATTTCCCAGTAGGTATTCAAAACAGTTATATCGATAAAGATCAAAACTTCTTCTATGTAACTTCTTCTGGTCTACCAAACTATCCTATATTTGCGACAGACAATAAGGTATTTGTAAAAACAAGTTCTACCGAAGCCACAGACTCTTCTGGCACACCTTTACTTGGTGGTGGGTTTACTTATACTATTAAATCATTTGACCCTGCCTTTGTCGGTGCAGCTGCTAATGCATCACCTCTACCACACAACTATGTAACTGGTGATAAGATTTATTGGGACAATACAACTAACAGTGGAATCAATACTGGTGTTTACTTTGTAACTACTATCAACCAAACTGAATTTTACTTATCATTCAGTGGTTCTGATGTATTTGCTCAAAAATACATTGCAATAAGAACTTCAACTGACGGGCAGTACATATACAAGTCTGGTTGGGAAAACAAAACACTTAAAAATCAAAAAATAATTAGAAAGTATCCTTACATAAAACAAAAGGAACTATTTGATGATCCAAACAAGAGGGAAGTAAACAACCGTGGTATAGGGTTGATGGCTAATGGTGTAGAACTATTTCCTCCTACAGTCTTTGATGAACAAATTTTTCATGGTGATATAACCAGTATTAAAGTAACAAACCCAGGCACAGATTATG